CATAAGGAGCAATATCATTTGCAACTGCTAAATCATTTAGGCTGTAATCATTTGACCAAGTGTGAAGCAAAACTAAATTAAATCTTTCTCCCGATAGTTTCTGAGTTGCAACTAATGCGCCAAATTTTCTATCAGGCGATAAATCAAGTCCTAGCCAAGTTGGTGCTTCCGGATCTAAAGGTATTGGTTCAGTCTGACATAATCCCCACTTTTGTGCATCGATCGCTGAATTGATTGTATCTACCCATTGCGCTAAAACTTCTGTGCGCACAATATCTGGAGGATCATTAATAACGGCTTTTAAGTTGTCCGGATGAATTGTAATTCCTAATGACGGATTGGCTTGAGCGAATGCATCCCAATTTATCTCACCTGACGGAAGCAAGATAGGTGCATCGGGTTCAGCACTCCACTCAAACCAACCAATCGGATCGTTAGTCGTGGCTGACGCTAACGCCCTCTCACGCAATTTGTTCAAAATTACTGAATGTTGGTCGCCAGCCGAGCTGTATATCCATACCTGCGGATTCTTAGCAGCCATCATGGAATATCGCATTGATGACCAAGCATCCTCATCCTTATATTCTCTTAACTCATCAAGATGGATTGTTTCAGGTTTGCTCAAACCTCTAGCTGCATTATTGGCAGCCTTTACAACAAACCGCCTATTCCCAAACAATTCGATTTCCTCAGCACCATGTTGCCATCGGATTTTCTTTACTTCTTTTTCAAGTCTTGGATTTGTTTCAATCAAGCCAACAATCTGCCTAAAGGTTTCAAGTGAGGTTGTAAGTCTATGAGCTGAAGCAAGTTGTAATCCTTCTCCCCATACAAACATGCCAGTCAAGATTCGGAGCATCATCAAAGTGGACTTGCCTTGCTGCCTTGCCATAATTAATCCCAGTTCAGAATGAGCCCAGCGTCCGTCTGGTCTGACCTTGTGACCATGAATGCACACATAACGCTGCCATTCCATAAGGTTGATGCCCAGTTCGGTGGCAAGGTCGATCATGTCTTGACCCTTTGAAGGTAAATCAGTCAGTTTTGAGTGAATTCGTGGAGTTTGCACACCTCCTAAACCCGAATAGGTCGGATCTGTCAAGATCTCTCCCGTTTGTAAATTAATCAAACTGAATCAATCTGATCGTGAGCGATCGAGGTGTTTTGTGGGTTAGAAAAGGAACGGGGGGTCGGTGGTGTCCTATCGCTCACAAAAAACCGCCCACCCTTAGATAAATTACATCTGGAACATGAAGCGACAAGGTTGTCATCACTATCAAGACCACCCAACCGCCTAGGTATCACATGATCCACAGTAGTTGCTTCTTGATTACAGTATTGACAGATGAACTGATCCCTTCTTAATACACGACTGCGAATAGATCGCCAATGCCTTGTTGATCCAGTAGATCTTAGAGCCGACTTACTCAATACCATCCCTTAATCTTATGATGTGCTAAAGCATTACAAGGGTTATCGTATCGCTTTTGTATGTATTTAAGTTGCCAATCAATTTGTTTGAATCCATCAACTGTTGCTAACCATTTGGATCTACCTTGAGGAATCCCATGATGACTACCATTCTTAGCCTTTGGATTCCATCTAGATTCTTTAAAGTTTAACTCATCTAAACAATAGAATTGATCTAAGTCATTAAGCTGTATGAATGCATATTGTCTGTAATGATTTGTCTTATTAGCAGCTACGGAATCATCTTTTAAAAGGCTTATGTTCAAGACTATGAACAGAGATATCACCAAACCAAACCTTGCGATCTTTCTGCTTCGCAGATCGCCCTTTCGCTCTGAAAGCGAATTTGCGTTTAAGGGTAGCATACGCTTCCAAATCGCTCGGCATAACCGCAGGTCAGACGGCGTGGCGTTCATATAGACATCCATCCTATGTATTGTGCATCCGGATTATCAAGTAGCCATTGCTTACGCAATTCATTCTGATAAGCCCAATTTATTTGATGCGTCATTTCGTCATGATTAGCGCACATGTATGGCACTCCTTATCTGCAAACATCCAAGACCCACATTTAGTGCAGCGCATTACAGGTTCTTGAGTGTCAGTTGATTCTGCTAGGTTTTTAGTTCCCACAGCACAACACTTTAGGCATTGATAAACTCTAAAACCATCAGCTTCTGGGTATCCGTCTAGCCATTCAAATTCAGTATTGGCTGAACAGAAGTTACATCTAAAATTAACCATCTTTACCAGCCCATCCAGTACCTCGAAAGATCGTAGGCACAGCTGTAAAGACACGCCTTAAAGGCGCATTGCATACTTGACAATGAGGGATTTTATGATCCATTGGTAAATCCAATACAATCAGCAACCCCTCACCATCGCACATGTAATCGTAATTAGGCATGATACGGAATTCGGTTTATTGCATGGCAGGAATAGCATCGAAGCAGATCGCCCTCATGAAGTAATCTGTCATCGTTGCATAAGTCGCAAGTAACCATTGATGGCTCTACTTTTACTCCGTCATCTGTAAAGGTGGCAGTTAAGCCAGAGCCGTCAATTATTTGTAATTCACCCATTTATTCACCTCCTTTGAAATACCATTTTCCATTAGCGGTAAGTGTTGCCCAATTAGGCGGACATTCTTTTGCTTTACAAACATAACCATAGTAAGGCTTACCTCCTTTAGATATTCCCTCTTTTAAGATATGACCATGCTGGCATGCAGGTGGCTCATTAGGTATTGATGCACCAATCTCGGCAACAACATCACCAACAGACCAAGCAACAGGTTCAGGCTCTTTCTTATCAGCTGCAAAACTATCTCTCAGAATAGTTTCAATTTGTGCTGACTTAGAGCCAGGTTTGCCATACATATTTTGCCGGCTTTCTAGCTTCTCCTTAAATGATGGATTGCTTTCGACCTTTTGCATGTCATCTCTGGTGGCAGTTTTGTCAGATCCTTTAAGTAGAATGATTGCTCTACCTAATGCGCTTGTCGCAGTATCCTCAACATAAAACTTTTTCATGTTAGGAATGTAAGTTTCCCTAGATCCGAACGCCACATTAGAAACTGCCGGAGCAGCATCCTTACTATCTCGCCAAATTGTTGCTTGGATCAATATATAACCCTTTTCCGGATCATGGCTTATGACTGATAGATCTGATCGCCCCATTGGATAATTGCTAATAAACCATTTGTTAAGGGTTGCCACATCCTCATAATCATCTAACTTAAATGCCATTACAGATCATCTCCCTTTTTGAAGTCGCTGTCGATTTCGGCATCATAAACTGTTTTGTAGATACCGATGTATGCTGCAATGTCCACAAGACTGTCGTGATGCCCTGGGCTTTCCTGCAAACGGCTAATCTTTTGCAAGATGTTAAAGATACAGATGTCATGAGGCATGACTGGGTATTCCAAATACGAACTGACCAGCTTTGAGATTCGCTCCATGTTGTAGTAAGGATGCCCATAAACGACACCTCTTGACTGGATAGTTGTGATAGCTTCATCAAAGAGTTGCTCAGTTTTTGTCATAATCAAAGACTTCATCTGACTGTTGCTTAATAGCGATCATTCTGCGGTGCATGTTCCAGCCATCCGCCCGACCTTTCCAGTAGCCATTCTGGAATGCGGTATCTCTAATCTCTAAAACAAGCCACCAACAAATTGCAGCAGCTGTCATTCCTAATAGCCAGAGATAGCCAAAATCTCTTAGTTCCCCATATAGATCCATGTTGCTCCCTTTACCCACAGCGTTCGTGTGGATACAGAAAGTATGACCTAAATCAAGGACGCTTGGTTATTTTCTTTCGGAGTGTTGTATAACGATTAGATAACGCTAATATCCTCAAAATCATCGATATGGTCATCAATCGTGCGTTCGTGATAATCGGTTTCAAGACCCATAAGTCCGTCTATTATAGGTGAATGATCCGTCATGATTGACCGGAATCAACTCAACTTGATGTCCTTTATTGCCAAAACTAAGCACAGTAAAGCCCATATTCCAGTCGGCTGAGTTATATTTTAGGTAGGTCGCCTTACGCATATCCATGAGGTGACCGGCTTCTATGCCCCAAATCGTTGAATAACGCCCGTTTAAGCCAGTTTGGTGTCGGACTGCACCCTGCCTATGGCTATGCCCACAAACTACGCTAGAATGCCACTTTTTACTAAGATTTAAGGCAGTTATACCGGCATGCTTAGACATGTTGCCCTCATCGCCATGAGCCAAGTGCCAGCCTTTTTCAAACTCGTAGGCTCTTTTATGAAATCTAATGCCTAAGCTGCTGAAATCCATAAACTTGTCATAAGCCAATTCAGGT